AGGCGCTATAGCAGCTTGGACATCGGCTTGGTGGGTAGCTATGTCCATTTGGATTCTAGCCTGTATAGCGCCAAACAATTCTGATTCATCAATTTCTGGATCAAGGCCTAATTCTTTTCTAGTCTCAGACAAAGAAATAATAGAGTTTGTATACTTCTGTATTACGTGGGTTTCTTTTTTAACTTGAGTATCTACGTCAATTTCATTAAACTTAAAGTAACAACGGTCTGATACATCACTCTCAATTGGGTTCTTGATTGGATCAAAACCACCCTCAAACAATAGTTCGTTAAAAATATTAACTCTAACAATTTCAGCGAATTGTTTTTGGTACTGTTTAATCTTGTCATAAAGGGCCACGTCTAATCTGTCTGTTACTGATCTATTGCCACCGTTCATCATCATCCCAAGGTGATGAGGAGCTAGACCTAAGCCAACAGCAACTCTTTCCTTAAAGTGCTCAAGGTACTTTGAAGCATCGAGCAACTGATTACCTGAAGCAACAACATCAATGTCATGTCTAAACGGAAGTATCAAACCACCTTCTGTTCTAAGGTTTTCAATTTCTGCTGCGGCACGTGATATTTCTTCTGGCTCCGCTGGTTGCTCAGCTGTACCAATCTTGTATTTGTAAAGAGGAAATAATTCTCTGTGAACAAGATTTTGAATATCTTCCTCTAATTGTCTTAGGGCAATTACATCATCCAAAACGTTTGTCAAAAATGGTGTACCAAAAGCTCTGCCAGCTTTTTTGTCAAAATGCAAATGGATAACTCTATCGGCCGTCCAAACTGGAGTCTTAACAGAAGGCGAATAAGTTAAAGGATCAGTTCTTTGCTCATATGACTTAGGTCTATTAAATTTATCTCTAAGAATTCTAACTTGTTCTGTTGGAATTAAATAATATCCTATGACTGTTTGTTCAGCTGAAACTGGATTTAACTTATCTGGGAAATATTCAGAAATATCTCCTCTAGCTTTAACCACAAAACAGTTAGCGTACTTAAAGAGTTGATCGGAAACTTCTATCAAGAAATCCAAGAATGGTCTCTTCATGGTCATTTCTAAGAAGTCTATTCTTTGATATAGGTAAGCTACTGCCTCAGGATTTTCGCCAACTATTTGCCAATTTTCTTTCCAGAATAAATCTTTATATTTATTCATCGCTTGACGGATATATGAGTCGGTATCTACCGCCTGCATAATTCTGTCAAAGTCGTATGGCGATGGCTCAAATGTTGCTCTAGTATTATACCAGTAAACTGAACCGTGATAACCAAGGGCAAGCGATGCCACTCTCATGACCTTACCTAAAGTACCTACGTCTTCAGGCTCTATAGTTTTTGCTACAAAGTTACCACTGTTAAAGTCGTCTATTTGACGAAATGGTAAATAGTCTAATAATGGCATTTGGGGCTCCCGTATAAATCTAATAGAATAGTACTTATTAGATTATATTTTTATAAGTTAGTTACCCTGCTCAAGACCAGCTTTATTGAAAGCATTCTTAATAATAAGATCTTTTACTGCTTCAAGCCAAAAAACAGTTTCAGCTTCAGCGAAGTCGCTTCTATAAGAAAGGTTCTGTTCACTGATCTTAATCTCTACAGAAAAATCTTTTTTTTCTTCAGTTGTTTCTACTGCATCACTCATAATTTTGTCCTTTTAGTTTTCTTATAATGTTTGATTGTTGTTTAATTGTAGCTTCTTTAATAACTAATTCCGTCATTAAGCTGCTAAGTTTTTCTTGGAAAGTTGCAATTATAATATTTACATCTAAACCAGAATCATCATTTTGAATAATTTGAGATGTCATTTGCTCTTCCGTGCCATTTGGTCTTATTCTAGACATTCTATTATTATACCATACCATCTAACTTTTCAAGTTCTTGGTCTATAAAAGTTTCCAAACTATTCCCTGATAATACATAAGAAGTTATTTTATTAAAATAATTACTTATTCTTTCTAAATCTTCGTTATTAAAACTAAAGATAGTAACAATTCCTTCTTTAGCTTGGTCAGTTAAAACTCCATCAACATCAACGGTTTGTATTGGGATAATTGAAGCTCTATATTTATCAGCTGGAGTTATTACCCCACTAATAGCTTGTAAGAAATAATTCACTTTATCTAATATTTGCTGTTCATCCATATGTATATTCTACCATAAACCCTATTGTGCTGACTGAGCAAAGATGTATGCGGAATTTAATCTTGCTATACCAAATGTAGAATTAGAACCAAAAGCATACTGTGTCCCGGTTCTAATGCTATCATATCTTTGCTCAGTCTCTATTCTATAAGAGAAACCTCTAGTCACCGTTCTTGCCACAGGAGAGATTGAATCGGTACCGCTGGCCACCACCACTCCCGTATTTTGTCTTCTAATATTATAACCACAAGCAGTTCCAGTACCGTTTAATGCAAAGCTTGCATTAAAGTTAGGAGTATTATACTGTGTTGTTGCAACAAGACTTGAGACATTTTGGGCAAGTCGTGTTGACGAAGACGCACTATTAGTTGAGCCGAATCTAGTTCCTCCACTATATCTGTCTGATCTATAACCAGTCTGAAAAGCTGTAGTTTTTGCTAAGAAGCTAGTGTTATGCGGGAGACCGCCAACTGATATATCTCCAGTCGCAGTTAACGTGCCGCTTGCATACACATCTCCGCCAGTAGTTTCTAGCGAATAATTTGTTCCACTGCCAGATAATCTAGTGTGATTAAATATAAGTTCAGCAACTGATCTTGATGATATCGACACACTTGTTGATGGAGGCATACTTGTGAAATCATTTGTGCTGATACTTCCTATTCCAATGGTATAGTCAGATGTAGCATCAGACCAATATGCGGTGACTGTTAACCTGTATGATTCATCCGGATATATGCTATCTCCGGTATTAGCGGCGTTAAATGTTTTTTGTGTCCATGTTTGAGGATTAGTTTCAATATATATATTGTCCCCAGTTCTTGGATGAGTTAAAGTGTAAGTAAAATAGTCTGCTAAGCCTATATCTACGCCAAACGTTACAGAACTAGTTGTTCTTCCAACGTCAGTAATAGATGGATTTGTTGCTGTTTTAATGGCAGTAAATCTATTAGAATCTGTTGTTATTGAAGAAGTTTCGTCTGGAGAAAAATATGTTTCATAATTACCATATGATCTTAAAAAATAAGACTCACCTGCATTTAAACCAGTTAAAGTAAAATTAGCAGTGGTTGTTATAGTTCCAGTTTTAACAACAGTGGTGTTTGCAACTCTAACCAATTCATAATATGCTGAATCAGCCGTTCTTTTGTTTATAGAATAAGTTAAAGTTCCATATCCATTGTCGATATATGTAATTGTAGGCGCAAGCTTTGTAATAGCAGTTGTGGTTTTATCTGTAGATAAGTAACTTTGGTCTTCTGGAAAATATTCATTATCTCCATAATTTAAACGGTATTTCATTGTAACTGTTTGATTTTGAGACAAACCAGTGACTGCAAATTCGGCAATTCTGTCAGTTCGGATTTGTGAATACTCTACTGTTCCAGGCTTAGTTATTAATGCTTCTACTGTCGCTGGGAATTCTGCATATTGCGCTTCGTCTCCTTGGGTTACCAAAAATCTTATTTCTGAATAAGTTATAGTTTCTGTCGAGGAAGCATCGGGAGTAACTTTATTTAATCTAGTATAAAAAGTATTAAAATTTCCACTACCATCATAAACTTTACCTTTATTAACATTTTCCCAAGAAGAACCGTTATAAACTTTTATGGTTTTTATTTTTTTCCATTGAGACCCATCCCAAATGTTTCCTGTCATTGTAGTATCAGCCAAATGTCACCCCTATTTGGGGGCGACCCTCCTCCAGCTGCCTCACTAGTGGTTATTCTAATGTTTCTAATTCCATATGTATATCCGTTAGTTGCAGTTGGATAATAGGCGCGAATCATATTGCCAAATTGAATGTTACTAGTTCCATATGCTCCAACCTTTGGAGTATTGACCTCTTGGAATACTGCTTTACCAGTATCGCCAATTAAAACGCCAACAACAGAAGAAGCTCCTTCGTCTCCACCGTCAGTAAATGCACCTGCGTTAGTTATCCCTCCATAGTTAGCAAATCCAGAATATAAACTATTTATTACCGTAGCATTTGCTATCGCAATGTTTGCGATATTTCCACTACTTGCATCTATACTTCCTGTCACAGATAATGTTGATCCATCCCAAGTTAATTTATCGCCAAGAGAAAAATCAGCTTGATTAGTACTTGTATTTTTTGCAACGTAAAAAGCTGTATCGCTACTAGCAAAAGTCCCGGTGCCATAATACATTTGAGTGCTATTTATTGTTAAGCCGCCTATAAAACCGTCCTGTATTTCGTTACCAAATTCATCAACTATAATTTCAACATCTTCTGCGCTAATAACATCTGAGCCATCGCTAAGCTTTAAGGTGCCCTGTACAGTAAGACTGTTGCCATCCCATGTTAACTTAGTGCCTAAAGAAAACTGTTCAGTACCATCAACATAAAATGCGGTATTGGCGTCGTTGTAGAGACCAATGCCGTCAACGTTACTTGTTAAAAATACAGAAGTACTAGCAGTGTTTTCTATTATTGTTTTACCAGTTAAAGTAAGACTATTAGCTGTTACGTCACCAGTGTTAGTGACCCTAAATGGAGCCACTGCAAAGCTTGTGCTATTTGCGCCGCTCCACATGTTTCCGGTTACGTCAACATGGAATGATGTGGCGTCTGATGTTCCCAGATCTTCGCCAATATCTAAACTCGACCTAATACTCGCATTATTGAACACAGCGTTTCCGTCACCGCTTATCTTCCAACCTAGTCCACCAGTATTTGCAGTTGCTGGAGTGTAGTTGTTGGACCTTAGAATTGAGTTAACTCCAGCTAATGTGATGGTATGTGCGCCTATTGTCCCAGCTGTTATTTTAGATGCTGTTAAACTATCTATGTATTGACTATCGATCAACGGAGTTGACTGATCGGTTTGTGTCAAGGAAGTCCATGGGCCAAGATTGCCAGTCGTATCTACCGATCTAACTCTTCCCCAATAAGTTTTGGCAACCGTGTCTGTACTGTTTGGTACCGCTACCGTAAACACGTTTGCAGAACTAAAGCCCGTTGAAGTTGCTGTCCCGGTGCCGGCCCCATTGTCATATAGTTCATATTCATATTTGTCTATATCTAAATCATTACTGAAATCAAAAACAAACATCACATTTTCAAATGATGCGTACAAGGCTAGATTAGATATAGCGTCAGGTATCGTAGTATCCTTGGGGATTGAAACTAATATAGAATCTATACTCTCAGAGTAAGCATTAATGTCAGTATTTTTTGTTCTTACACTAAATATATAATTCTTGCCTGGTTTTAGGTTCTCAATTTTTTTTATAATCTCAGCCATTACAAAGTTGCTCCTGTGACGATTCTTCCCAATAATGATGAACTTACTTCTTCTTTGTTTAAGCTCAAATAATTATTTAAAGAAAAACTATATTTTTTTATATTCATTTTTCCATCTGAAGATAGTATATTTTTTTCATGATTAGAAACTATTTCAAATACATAGTTTTTATATGATAAATCTGTTTTAGAAAAAACTAGAGCATCTGCGCTTTTACTCTGACTGTATAGATCAACGTCTTGCCAATCTAAGACAACTTTATTATCTATATCTTGGTCAGAACCATAAGCTGTAATTCTTATTTTAAACTTACCGTAATCTGGACCTTTGTCGCAATATATCTTTATATTTGGTCCAGTGAAAGTTCCTATTAAAGAAGCTCCTGAATTTTTTGAAACACCAGAATCCCAATTAGATTCACTATTAATAAATGATAAATTATAGTAATTATCTGAAGTTAAATCTCTTACATATGAAGAAACATTTACTTCTTCTTCAGAGCTAACAAATTCCGATTGAGCTTCTTCGCAAGCTTGATACTGATTGTCTTGAGTTCTTTTTTTAATTAGTTTTAAATTTGGAGTTTTATAATATAAACTATATTGCTTATTTATTTCAATATCTTTAGAGTGATTTTCTGCTGCCTTAAAATACAAAAGATTGCCAACAATTTGGCTTACCACTGGGGTTGAGTCATAGTTCTCAGAAGACTTATCTTCATAAACAACTAAATAAGAATCTGGATCAGTAGAAGCCGTTTTAGTAAAAACTGAACCTTCTTTATTTA